AAGGGTAGTGTCCGCGGTCGCGGACGCTGCTTCGGCGGCAGGGGTCTCGGGCGTCTCAGCCGGGGTCTCGGCACTTTCACTCTCGACCGGAGTTTCACCATCGGGTGAAACCGGGGTCTCCGTAGCGGGCGTGGCCTCGACCTGCGGGGTGTCCCCGTCCTCCAGGAGCGAGTCGAACGCATCCAGGTGCGCCTGCACCGCGGACACGATCTTCGGGTCCTCGGAGGAACGCGGGGCCTCGGTCTCGGTTGCCGCTACGACTTCGTGTGTATCTACCTGGCTCATTTGGGATTTCCTTGGCCGCTGCCGCTCGCGCGGGGTAGGGGCCGAACTATCCTATCGTAACCGGACTACGCCGCCCGGTCAACTGAAATCTCGGGTGTCTGCCCACCCCGCGGCCTTCAAGTAGGCCCGCTTCTCCCCCAGACTCTTGACCACCGGAACCATCGACCCCTGCATCTCGCGGAGTTCGACGTTTGGGAACCGGCGGCGATGCTCGGCCACGTCCGAGGGATCGGCGATGAAGCCCATCGACAGGAGTTCGACGGGCTTGTTGTAGTTGCCCCGGACAGCGACCCCTACACCGGCCTGGCCGTCAGATCGGTCGGGGATCGCTTCGGGGCCACTGACCACGACACCGTTGTGCTTCCAGATGATCGCCATCACTGGCCCTCCCCGGGCGGGGACGCCGCACCGATCTGCTCACTTTGCATGGCCGACAGCTTCTTCCGCAGGAGGTCAGCGACCTGCATGTACGTCTGCTCGGCCTGGATGTTCCCGCTCTTGGACTTCTTGACCTCCTTCGCCTTGGTCTCCATGTCGGCGATGCGGAACTCAAGGTCCTGCATGTACCCCTTGGGGTCGGTCTTGGGGTCCGGCTTGAGCTTCGTCAGCAGGTGATCGAGAAGCTGGTCCTGCACGGAGGTCATGCCGCCCTGCGCCCCGCCAGTGGCACTCTTGAGATTCTGCCGGGCGTTGGCTTCCACCGCAGGACGGCGAGTAGCCTCCACCCGGTCCACGGGGTCCGGGTCCGCAGGCTGCCAACGACCGGCCAGAGAAACGTACTTCTTCCCGTTCATCATTGTGGTGTCGCCGTCAGCCATCACATTGCTCCTGCGAAAGTCTCCGCGGGCTGGGCATCGGCCCGCATCTCTTGCCCCGCCGCCATGCTCGTATCGGCGTCGGTCGTCTGCACGTTCCCTGGTTGCCCGTTCTGCATGATCGCGCCCATGCCGCCCCCCACACCCCGGGCCTGCGTCGGCTTGGCGTTGTCCGGCTGGGGCGACCTCTGCATCAATCCCATCACCTGGTCCTGGAACTCGGGGTCGAAGAAGACCTCATCCATCCACTCAATGTCCATCTCCTTCGCCGTGCGGATCAGGCACTTGGCGAAGCTGAACTGGACCCCCATTTGCTGGCAAACCATCGCGGCCTGGGCCAACGCAGGGATGACCTTCCCGGTGAGGATCAGCATCTTCTGCACCCGCTGAGCGGGGTCCAGGCGGCTCATCGACCGCTGCTCGATCTCGAAGTGGAAGTCGAGGAAATCGCCCTGTCGGGAATCGGGGGTGAGGATCACCTGCTCTTCATCCACGCGGGGCGGGATGATGATCGGACCCATCGGGCCGATTGCCGTGCGCGCCGGGATCGGGGTGCGCTTGATGAGCGGCAGGGCGATCAGGGGATCGGTGTGGAGATACCAGGCGAGCTTGCGCTGCACGTCCCGGGTCCGTAGGTATACGATGTCGCGCATGTCCTCCACACGCACGTTGGCGTTGCCCTGGAGGATGTTCGCCTGAGTAGCGGTGTTGGCGTCCGACCGCATCCCACCAAGCTGATCGGTGTTGCCGGAGCACAGGTTGAACCAGTAACTCAACTGCTGGAGATGGGACTCGTTCGACCGCTGTTGGCCACCGTAAGATATAACTTTCGCGCCATCAGTGTCCATTACCGCGACTGCTTCACCATCACCGGCGTCCACGATCTCTTGCGCGTCGTCGGCCGAGGAGGGTTTGTAGACCGTGATGTCCTTCTGCCGTTCGGCCTGCTCCATGACCTTCTTGGCCATCTTGTTCGCGGCGATGTGCAAGTCGTACCACACCGCCACGGGCGCGATGGGCATCGGGTTGTTGGGCATCGGCGGCGTGAGACTGAGGTAGGTGTACGGCCCCTCGTCCGGCCCGTCGTAGTCCTCGACCCGCAGATAGTTGTCGTAGGTCTGCGATCCGCCGGGGCACGTCACCAGAGCATCGGCCGCGGGCACCCAAATCTCGCGGACCTCGACGTAATCCTGGAGGTCGTTGATCTGCGCCGGGGTGATCTCGTGCTGGGAGATCGTCTGGGTATCGCGCCGCTCGAACGGGTCATTCCCCGCGGTAGGTAGGCGCACCACCTGATCGTGGTCGTATTGATCGGAGTCGAGGAGCATCTGGCGCGGGACTCGTACCCGGTGGCCCACGAACGACGCCTCCTCGATCCGGCGCGCCGCGGGGTCCAGCAGGTAGTCGTCGAAGTCCACTGTCAAGGCGTAGGGCTGCCCGGCGTCCACCTGGGTCGTGTCAGAAAAGTTGACCAGGTTATCTGACGTGCAGATGCCGGTCTTCATAATCCCCAGACAAAATAACGAATCCACGATCCAACGCCTAAGTTCTGATCTCAAATCGAGTTCCTTGGCCAGATAATCTAGACCAAGCCCCAGAAGTTCGGCGTACCCCCGGTAAGCGAGGAACTTGCTCGTTACAAGTGTTCGGGGAAAGTTCGTCACAAGAGTCGGAACCAACGTAGCGATAGCGTTGAAAATTAAGTTAATTGGTTCGTTACCAATTGTCCCATGATCCTTATCATAGTAACTACCGGCGAATTCGCGTAGCATCATCATCCTGGATGCACGAAAATTCCGCAATCGCTCCTCCCCGAGTTTGACTGCGTTCGCCATGCGCCGGACTGTGACTTCTTTAGTCGGCATTCTCTGACCTCAAATACGCTGCGATTTTCTCGGCCACCAGGGGGTTCTCCTGGATGAGACCCACGGCCTGATTGCACGCTGCGCACAACAGATGACGTACTTTTCCCGTCTTGTGGTTGTGGTCTATCGCGAGACTTCTGATCTTCCCGTTCATCGTGGAAGTCTCATGCCGACCGCAAATGAAGCATCTACCCTCCTGCTCAGCCAGCATTCGGGCGTAGTCGTCCGCGGTAATCCCGAACTTCGTCTGTAGGATGTACGCCCGATGAAATCCAGGGTGTTGCTCCTTCCAAGTCCGCGACTTGGCCTGGGACCGCTCCTTGTTCCGCTGATACCAGGCGGCTTGGTACGCACGTTTCTCGTCGGGGTTCTTCCGTGCCATCGCTTCATCGTAGCACACTCAGTCGAGTTTTGCTACGGTAAAACTGGACATCGCCACCGGTGAAGTCGATGGTGTCCCCCCACCCTGGTCGCGTCACCTTCGACCGCGACAGCGCCATACGCCGCCGGAACCCCAGAGATCGCCCAGGAGGCATCGACGCCTCCTCCGCACGGTGCTGGGGCATGTCCTCGACCCCCAGGAGGATCAGGGCGTCGGCGATCACTCGGTCGCCGTGGGTCAGGCGCGCGGCCTCGGACTCCTTGGTGAACTCGGCCGGTCCCAGGCCCCCATCGGTGTAGTAGACGTAGGTGAGGGCCTCGTCCAGCGCCTCCGCAGAGTGGTTGATGATCCCACCGTGCGCATAGGCCCGGCGCAGGATACCCATCAACTGCTCCTTCTTCTCGCGGGTCGAATGCCAGCCGTACTTCTTGCGCCCCTTCTCAGTGATCGTCCCCGCGGTCTTGTCGATGTAGAAGTTGGGGTACTGCATCACCTTGACGAACTGGCGTCCGAAGTCCCAACCAGGCCCATTAGCCTCCCAAATGACCAGAGGATGACCCCCGCAACGAGCACCGCCAACCCAAACGGCAGCAGCAGCCACGACCCGAGCAAGATCATAAGGCGGCGTATTCGCATCCGCATATTCGCACACCTTTTCCCGAGTCTCGTTGCACAGCACCGACACCACCGAGTTCGAGGCCCCCTGCCCACGGGAGATGTCCACGCCCAGGGTGTACGTCTTGGTCTGATCCAACCGCCCGCTGACATGGGGCGTCCAGAACCGCCACGGCCCGCACTTGCCCACCCTGATCTGGTTCAGTTGAGATCGCGCGATGATCCCCGGCATGGCGTCCTGGGCGACCCCGCGGATGAAGTCGAACTCGCGTGTAAACGTCGGGGGCTTGGCGAAGAGAGCGCGGTGCTGTTCGATGGGCTGAGCGTCAAAGAATGTGGAACCTGATCCGATGTCGTCGCGGTCCAACTCCTGCGCCATTTCCTGGGGAGATCGCCGATCTGCCTGGAGGTCGTAGTAGGGGGACCTGATCTTCCAGGTCTTGGTGGTGGGGTCCTGCACGACGTAGCGGCCGACCCCCTTCTCGGGGTGCTCCCACCAGGGCATCGTGAAGACCTTGATCTGCCCCGACTTCTTCCACTTGCTGTACTCGGTGCCCGGCCCGGCGGGGGTCGAGTTGACCAGTCGGCAGGAGGTCACGTCGGACGTGGCCCACCTGATCTTGGTCCCTTGCTCCACCTTGGCGAACTCATCCAGGAGGGCCGCGGTGCGCCGGTCGCCGGACGCGGCGTTGGCGTTGGCGCTCTCGCCGTCGATCTTGGAGTTGTTCGCCAGATTGGTGAAGTGCATGAGGACATCGGTGATCGGCGGGAGCATCCAGGAGGGGAGCCAGCGCCTCAAATATCGGTGCTTCCAGAACAAACTTTTGGGGTTGTCGGCGCGGTCAACGTACTCCTCGGTGCGGGACAACTCCAGGAACATTCGGTCGGGCTTGAAGAGGAACTGATGCTCGAACACCAGCAGGTGGTTCCAGGACGCGCCCATCTCGCGGGACTTGTCGGTCAGGAGATCGTACCCCTCGTTGATCGCCCTCTCAATCGCAAGTATGTGCTCATCCTGAATTGTCCATGTGACGTATGGGCAGTTCACGCCGTCCGTCACCTGGACCGCCCGGCCCTCCTCGTCGAACTCGCGGAGCTTGAAGGTATAAGCGAACGAATTCGTCCAGAACAGCACCGAGTCCCGACACGCGGCCCAGAGATCGTCGGCAAAAGCGGGGTCCTCGTCGGCCTCACGCAGCAGGCGCTCGCGGTACTGGAGGTTCTCGTGGAGGAGTTTGGGAACCTCCAGGTTGGTCACGGGGTCCTTCCAGACTCGCGGCACGTTGGGAAACGGCTCGCTCAGGGTGGGGCGGGCAAGTTCGATCATCACCCCTCCCCGATGTAGTCAGGGTCCTCGTCCTCGTCCGGTTCAACCCCGGCCTCCGCGTTCTCCGCAGCGGCCTTGGCCATCGAGTTGATCCGCGCCTTGCCGAGATCGCTCACCTTCTCCGTCAGGGACCGGGCATTCTCCTCCACGATTGCGACCGGGATGCGCCCCTCGATCCTGTTGTAGAGCAACTCAATCGCCCGCCAGTCCGGCTCGTGGACGATCACCGACCCGTCCTTCACGTCCACCGTCCTGTACCCCAGCGCGGCCTGCCACACGAACTTGGCCAGGGCCGCGGCTTTTGTAACCGGGTCGCCGTCGTCATTGACCGTCTCCATGTCCAGGGCCAGCGAACGGAGGTACTTGGACAGGATCGCGCCGGTGGGGGCGCGGAGTGTGCGTTCCTTACCCATTCTTGCGCCTCCAGCCATCGCGCCACAACGCCTCAGCTAGGACCGGGGCCCAGGCATCTACCGTGTCCTCGCTGAGATCGGTGTCCAGGGCGTGCAGGACCTCGTGGATCACGATCTCCAGGCGCTTGCGAAGGCGCAGGCGAGGGTCGATGGAGATCAGGCGCTCGGCGGGTTCGCAGAGGCCGAGAATCTCGCCATCCTGGATGCGCCAGCGGTGGTTATTGATGAGGAGGTTCATGGGAGACTCACGGTAGCGATGTAGTCGTAAGTGATGTCTGAGTTGGAGTGTCCGTCGTACCAGTCGTCAACCCCGGCAATAGGAGGAATGGACGGAAGGGGGTCTGGAAAACCCGCGTACCAGATACGCGAGTTTGTGCCACCCGCAGAGGGATCGGTAGTGTACCACAGTACATCTCCAGGGTCCCGGTAGGCCGCTTTGTACCCGTAACACCACCTATTCGCGGTAAGAACCACGAGATAATACTCGGAAGTCGTACTTTTCCAAATACCATATCCGTCTACATCTGCTATTCCCTGCAACTGCCCAAATACTTCCGATTGTACCAGGGACCCGTCCTTGTAACGGTCTACCCGCACGGTTGGGGTTCCAACGATAACCCCCCCGCCCTTGATAATCCCGCTGCCAATGACCTCGCTCACGGCACTTCTCCGATCACGACCTCGGTGTCGGTTGGCGATTGGTGATCGTAGGTCCCGCAGGGATCAGGATCGGCCAACTTGAACCACATGCTGCCCGGCGCGGCCACGAGGGTCCCGACGACCGGGGTGATGAACCATCCGTGGGGCGCAACGGACCACCAGAGGGTCCAGGCCCCGCCCGCGCGCACATACGTCGGGGTGCCGTTGTAGTCGGCCCCCTTGTCGTAGGTGCCGTCGATCTGCTGCCCATCGGCCACCAGCGCGGCCGGGGTCTGTGGGGGCGGGTCCACGAGGAACCAGGCCGTCCCGGGCAGGACCCGGCAACAGGAGATCGGGTTGACGTGCTTGTCCCAGTTCTGCACCACCATCGGCCCGCTCCTACGTCTGGCAGATGAACCCGGTCATAACGAGGTCAATCTGCCCCGCGGCTGCGATGATACCGGGAACCACGCCCACCGGCCCGGCAACGGCCGTCTCAAAATGGTGGGCCAGCCCACCCAGGGCGTCGGCGTTGCCCTTGGCGATCCGTTTTCCCGCGCCGTCCGTGGTGCCGAAGATGATCGAGTATGCCCCTCCCGCGGTGGAGATGTAGATCAAATCCGTGATGTAGAGAATCTCCGTCGCCGCCAGGGTGCGCGCCGTCAGGCTGCCCTGCGGGTAGATCGTCGCCGTGAGGATCGTGCCCCC